TGTACTATCTGTCCAACTTGCTACATTGATATTGCAATCGTCTGTATCGCCGTCATCTAATCTTACGATGATTTTGATTTGACCAACTGATGTACCACCAGCAAGAGTGAATGTTTGATTACCACTGACACTGGTCATATTGATTTGTGTCACTGCTTTAGTAACACTAATCACTGCTGAAGTTGTCAATGATTCCACATCATCAAATGCAATGTAAGTTGGTAGATTGTTGAACATTCTACTCAAACTCATTTTTTTATTAACCGGAGTCCCGCCTGGGTTATCAACCACATGTAGTAAATCTACACTGTTGACATCACCTGCCGCTATCTCTGTTAATGCTGTTATTTTCTTATCTGCCATTTTAATTTTCCTCCTGTAATCCAATTAAATGGGAAACTACTCACGGCATAAACCGTGACCACTTGTTTCATATTTTATTAATAATTAGAACTAGATGTAGAAACGAATCCTACCCCAGCGCTGCTTTCACCACTACTAATGGTGTCGACTTCTGCTGTTACCTTAATGTCGTCAACACTGATGTCAACTAGGGAACCCCTAATTGCAACAACATCTGAACTTGAGGGTACAACGGTGAAGTCTATCGATGTGTCACTGTTTACTGTTGAGGTAAACTTGATGGCATCAATCGAAATTTTTCCACTGGCATAATCTATAGTGCCAGCACTTAGGTCTGCGAAAACTCTTGTACCACTATTGACTGAATATCTTCTGACTACGCCAGAACCATTATCATCAAAGAAGTAAGTATTAACGGTATCGCCAAAGACCTTAAAACCTGTTGAGGTTAAAACCCCACCTGACGCCTTATTATGACCGTCATGTGGATGATAAAAACCATTTCCGAATAGAACATTAAATCCTTCAGAGAAACTTATCTTAACTTGTTTTCTCTTTTGTAATCTAATATTCGTAATGTTCGATAGTATAGATACACTTGTCTCATCGATTGCCTTAGCAAGATTTGAATGTCTGAATATACTGTCGAAGTTGTTTAAATTTGTATTATCAAAAGCAACTATAGAACTTCTTACGAGAGTCTCTAATTCCCCTTTTGATAATGTAGTATCAGCAGGATTGTATTTGAATACAGTAGTCAATAGAATCTTAACTATTTCTGCATCTACAATCACTGGTCTAACAGTCAACATGTTTAATTGATTTAACTTGTTTTGTACTACTGACTTTTCTGAAACTGATAGATAGTCTGAGTTCTGAGGTTTAAGTGTTATGAATACTTTACCATACTCAGGTGGGTCATTATCTTCACCACCCCATACTGCAACTGCATCCGCATTCGGGTAATACTCGTTGACTTTTGCTTTGTAGTCATTCAATGTGACTAGTCTGTTCTGAGATGTATAGAACTTTGTTGCTTTAAATTTGATTGAGTCTATAGATTCTTTCTCTGCACCACCAGACGAATTAGTCAAAGTCGTGATAGTAGCGTTTGCGAATCCATTAATATTATTAATCATACTGAATAGTTTTGCGCCATCGGCATGAATGTCATCTACTGCAATATAAGTTGCGTTAATAACATCACCATCTTTTAGAGCTGCACCCAACACACCATCACCGAAGTATACCTCAATGAATCCTTCTTCGTTCTCTTGTGCATAGAATACACGAGATGCACTTACTATAGTTGATACATCTGTTGATAAAGCATACTTAGATACTATACCATTTGAGTTTACAGATATTTCTAATTTGGATTTGTCAACTCTTGCATTAGATAATACAAACTTTGCGTTCTTAATTTGATTATCAAAGACAAATGAATCTGTTATGTATTGTCCTTGAATGATATCTACCGGACTGTATGTAAATATATTACCGTCTCTAGTAGGTACTTTAGATGATGCACAAACATAGTTATATGATACACCATCAAATGATGTAGCGAAGTTGTGTCCTCTAAATAGAGTCATTTCATTTGCAGTAGGTGTAGTTGAGTCTGCGTTTCTAATGTTACTCAGTTTGATTTCTAGTTGAGCAGTCGATGCCCTTTCGGATGCAGGAGTAAACCCTAGGTCTTTTGCACGAGATACTACATTCTTTCTGATTTGGGCTGAGTCTAAAAACATTTCTGAAGCTGCAAGGTTTAAATTTAGACCACCAATGTGTCCTGCATATGCCAACATGTCAATTAGAACTGACATATTAGAACCTTCGAAGTCGTAATCTTTAAATTTCTCTTGACCCTTTAGATATGTTTTGATATTCTCTGCGATAGTATCAAAATCTAAATCGGTTGCGTTTATTTGTGAACTGTTTGTTGCCATTATCGTACCCTACTTACTTTAAAATCTACACTTGATTGTTTTAGACCATTTCTAATGATATAACTTACTCTTACATCTATATTATTAGACTCTGTTTCGCTTATATCTACTCTAATATTACCTATTCTTGGTTCTAGTATCGATAAGGTCTTAATTATGTTCTTTTTTATTCTCTTTTTTGCGCCAATACCGTCTAATTCAAACAACATTGCTCTTAAGTTAGCGCCAAAGTTTGGCTTAAATGGTCTCTCATAGTGATTGGTCAACAAAATGTTTCTTACTGACCTCTTAACTGCATCTGAATCCTTCTTAGTTGTTATATCACCTGATATAGGATTCGCACTAAATAGTATGTCTAAGTCTGCATAGATATCCTTATTAGCATTTACCTTAGAGTTAGGTTTTGAGTAGTCATTTAGATTTGCCATATATCTATTTATACATCTCCGTTTGTTAAATTTTCAGTATTGATGCACTTATACTAAAATTAGTACAACATCTTTTCTAAGACCCTTGTTGAACTCATCGGTAGTCAATGCGTTCGCCATCTCAGAGACAAAACTATCGAGTCCATCTTCTGTCTGAAGAGTCTCTCCACTTTCCATAAGAAGGTCATCACTAAAAGTTACTTGACCATCTGATACAGACACCTCTGAAGTAATGTCTTCGCCATCAAGCATTACTTTAAGTGTTCCGACACCAGTAGTTCCGTTAGTACGAGCAAATACTTTCTGTTCTGGTTCTCTAGAAGATGTGAATTCGACACCTAGGTCACTTCCCTTTTCGGGAATATATGTATTGACTTTAGGTGTAGTACCGACTATATCAGCTAAACCTGCAATCGCACCAATCTTCGGTATAGATGGAGGGAAACCAATCAGTTTTAGTAAGTCGCATAGAGTTAAAAACATAAAGTCAAAAATTTTACCTAATCCTATTGCTTTGAAAAACTTCTTGACTATCTTTACCCACTCAAACAATAACTTTTTTTGCCAGTTCTGTTTGAAGTCTTCGAATGCAATTTTAATCTCTACAATCTTATCTTCTATAGAGGTTACAGTTTCGTCTATTTTGCCACCTATAATCTTTGCAATATCAAAACCAAAAATACTAAATTCATTTAATATACTCAGTATCTTATCGTTCACACCCCCAATCTCTTCTAGTAGTTTATCTCTGGCCTTGCCCAATAAATCTGGGTCTTTTAGTTTTTCTACTAACTTATCTCTCTTCTCTTTAAATGATTTTATAGCCGCATCTATTAGAGCAGGAATGTCCATAGTGAATAGACTTATAAGATTTGGTAGACCCAATAAGTCCCAAATTTTATCAAACTTATCTATAAGTTTACTAAAGACTGAGTGTATACCATTAGTTAAGAATTCTTGTATCTTAGTTTTAATGTATTGCCAAGTCATCTTTCCTTTCCACTCGTCACACTTGACACCAAAGTCACCATCAAATCCTCTAATGTTTTCTGGAATCAATGCAAAGAATTTATTAACAATCTGACTCTTCTTCTCGTTCAACTCTTTTAATTTTTTGTTAAACTCTTCTTGGGTCATTACACCCTTTTGTAAATCTTCTTTTAATTCTTTAAGTTTGTCTAAGTGTTCTTTTGTTATTCCTGTTATCTGGTCTTGTAGTTCCTTTTGATATGCTGGGTCAAACAACCTAAGACAATCTATCGTCAACCCGAAGAGACTTAGATTTAACGATACAGGTATAATTTTTGATATCAGTTCTGCAATCTTAGTTGGTATATAGATATGAAACTCTTGTATAAATTCTGTAATGGCATCTTTTGCTTCTTTCTGCCAATTACGAGTTTGACCTTTCTTCCAATATGGACTCAATATCTCAGATATAGTTTCTATAAACTTCTCTATATCTTCAACAATCCTGTCTATTTCTTCTTGTGCTTTTACAGAAAGTTCATCGCCTAGTATCGCTGCCTCTGCTTTTAACTGACCTGGTATCTTTGCAATATCGTTTATAGCATTGAGTAAATCTTCTCTAGTTGGTAGAGAGAATATGTCATCATTTGGACAAGCGAAAGCACTTGGAACTTTTAATGTAATAGCCATTATGAATTAAGTTTAACTTCTGCACCATTAATTGATACAGTTGCTGAGGCAATTTCGATTTCTTTACCTGAACTTAAAGTCATCTTCTCTTTTGAGTGCATTTTTATGGTCTTCTTAACATCTATCTTTGCATCACCTTCGATATCTACAGTTGCATCACCAAGAACTTTTATGTTTACTTTACCACCAACATAGAGTTCGTTATCTTTACATATAACTGTATAGTTATCATTGACTACTCTATGAATTTGATTTCCTTCTGCATCTATCTCATAGAAAGTTCCTGTTCTATGTTCTATTGATATTCTTTCGTTGCCTCTAGTATCATCTAACTCTACTATGTGACCTGATTCTGTATAGAGTGCTTTGTTGTAGGGATACAAAGGTGTCGCATTTGATTTCGCACCAGTGACTTCTTTATCTTCTCTGGTTGGAGAATCCTTTTCTGGGTTGGCCGCAGGTTTAAGATAAGAGATATTAGTCTTCTTATCTGTAATGAGTTCACTCAAATCTCTTGAACTATAATCTCCAGAAGCTGTTGCAAATACATTTATATCTGTTGCATCTGTAACTAAAGGATAGTAAGGTAGTGTCTTGTCTGCCTCTGTAAACTCTTCTCTCTTTGAACCTGAACCATCGTATTTTATGTTTGTCTTTTTAATTAGGTTTGGTGCTGAATCTAATGATGCTGTAAGTGAATTCCCTCTCTTAGCATCACCTGGTGGATTCATACCATCTGCGGTAGTATCATATGCCAATGATGTCTTTCTTCTAGGGTCATTGAAACCTTTGTCGACACTGTTAGTTATCAGTTCATCTGTTATAGTTTCTTTGTATCCTTTTTGTGAGATACCTTGTTGAACACCCATGACAACAAAGTCTTGCATGTCCTCATCTCTCCAGAAACCGAATACAGTAGTACCCTCTACGAGAGAGTGTTGAATACCGAAACCACCAAGACCAGCATTTGTTACTGGCATGATAACATGTGACCAAGGTAAATCTGGTGAACCTATTCTACTTTTGTCGTCTGTATGACAACCATGAACACGAACTCTTACACGACCAATCTTTAATGGGTCATTTCTATCTTCTATTATTCCGTAATACCAATCCATTATGTCGCCTCTGGTCCTTTACCTGGGTCTGGTTTATATGTTGCAATATCGGCACCGTAACTTTCCTTTATGGTCTGTAATGTTAGTGTTCCTGTATTCTTTAATGGAGTTATACTCATGGTAATTTTGCCTATCAGATATCTATTATCCATCATTTTATCTCCTACTGTATCATCCCTTTTAAGTTCAGCACTTGGCAGAGTTAATCTGACTATAGTGCCTACTGAAATGTCACTTCTAAATGGTATAACGGCCTTAACTAAATTTTGTTCGAACATAGATAACAATGCTTTTCTCTCTAAAGGTCCAGTATCTCTATACTCTTGTCCTTTCTGTTGAGTTAGTTGTTCCTTATCGTTTGTCGCATCAATTAACTTGGCTTCATCTGAAAATGCATTTGTCATATTAACTTTATGCATAGTGAAGGAATCATAAGAGATATCTGGTGGAAGACTTATAGTATCTTCAGAAAATTCTGGATCCTCTGCACCACTCATTAACTCTTCTGCCTTATAAATTGTTTCGGGGGTTGATGTCCTTATCATAGGAAACTTAGATACATGACCTGAATCATTTCCCCTTTTAAACACTTCTGTTACAGAGTATACATTCTCTTCTTCTAACTTTCTAATCGGGTCATAAGTTTTTAGTGTTGATGCATATGCACCTGAAGTTAAACCCTTAAGTGTGTTAAATCTTTGTGGCACCTCGTAACCAAGTATTTGTGTATTAAGGCCGGTAAGTTCTTCATTCAAATCGGTAATCGATGATGCAAGTTTATTGTTTCTGGGATAGGGGTCAAATCCAATTGGAAATTCTCTTGAGACCATACTCTGAAAACTATCGAATCTAAATTCACCATTTATTGTCTGATAAAAGAACATACTATTATTCCAACTGGTGTTGCCTTCTAGGTTTGCGTTCTCACATATAAAACTTATGAACTTGTTTATATTCCAGTTAGGAATAATTACTTGCATATGTTCGGGTGTTGTTTTTTCCCATTGGTCATATGCAGTTTTAGGAAGTTTCTTGAAACCTGCGTTCTCTTGTAGAACCTGTAGTAGCATGTTTGAGTATGAACCACGAATAGTTTGACTGAGTTTTGTTTTTTGACATATAAAGTACTTGGGGTCTACAAAATTCAAAACATAACTTTTAGTACTCTCGTCAAGAGTTTTTATGTCTGATACACTATAGATTCTAAATACTTTATCTATTGAGAATTTTGGTGTAGACATTTCGTCACCAACGGATTCTCTTTGTCTTACTTTGATTGTAAGTGATTCTTGACCAGTAAGTTTAAAATTTTTCATTAACTCTAATCCATCAACAACAGATATACGACCAGATAAAAATGGTTTATCAATAGCTTCGTATATGGTTATGTTTGATGTTAGGGCAAGTATATCTACAGATTCTTGTTCAGAATTAACTATAGTTACCGCATCAACAACAAGTTCACCTTGTTGGTAATTTGTACTCATGATGTCATTACTTTTTCAAATCTTCTCACTATGTTGTTTACAATTGATGGTGAAATAATTTTTATATGTCTCTTTGTTTCGTTTGCATCATACTCGTCATCGTATAATGATGTTGATGTGTATCCTGCTAATGCAGTATTTCTTTTTAAACCACTTGCGTTCTTATAATACTTTATACCATCTCTATGTTCTATAACAGATGATGGTGTAAATGTTCTTGTTGAAATCTTACCTGTTATTGTTTCATTTGCAACAAAACTTCCAGAACTGGTTTCAATTGCAATTCTAAATTTTTCTGGTTCAACAGTTATTACTCTTCCTTCTGCTGATGCACTGGTGACTTTTTCACCCAGTAAGAACTTATGAGATGTATCTGAAATGAATGCTTTAGCAGATACTATATCAGTAGTCGCATCGCCTATAGCATATTGTCCTGGATACTTTTTATTAATGTAGTTCTCAAATGTATTAACATCTTTATGCCAATCATAATAGTTTTCTATGTCGTTTACAAGAAAGAATGTCCAATGTAGATTACTATTACCATACAATTTAGTTGCAAGTGTATCTGGTCTTTCTCCATCCGACAATGTAAAGAGTTCATATTCGACTAATGAACTTACTGAATCTTGTTCAATTTTAGACTTTCTAAAAAAATCTTTAATGTATACAATCTTACCATCAGCAAGTTGATACTCTATCTCTGGAAAATTACTAAAAAATTTATCTGCCATTATCCGTCTCCGTCTATATCAGATAGACTTCTAGATGCTTTGTCAAATGATGAGTCATTAGTTGCAGCTTCCTGATATGGGTCATATTCTCCTCTGTGGGAATTACTAATTGATTCATAGTTACCAAGAGTAAGAGTTTTAATCTCTAAGAAGTTGAGAGTTAATTGAATGTGAACAGGTTGACCATCTGCAAAGGTTGAGAATTTTTGACCACCAGTATAATCCACCTGTGCGTTTGTGCATACCGCAGGCAAGAATCCATCAATTTTATCACCAATTGGTCCATCGAATGAAATATCAAATACATTTGGATAGTTAAAGTAACTTGCATTTAAGTCTGCATCTTTCATCACCTCTTTCATATCACCCATATCTTTACCGGTAATGCCATCGCCGTTTTTAAGAATATCAAAACTTTCAGAATAAGTATCTGGTAACATAGAAGTTCTGAATGCATAAACGATTTGATTTACTAATCGAGCTTCTTCTTGAGACTTTGGCCAGAAATCAAATGTAAAGTCCCATGACCTAAAAGGAACACCATCTAACATCTGTTCTTGTAGAGGGTTACTAGCACGGCCTCTTTTTAAGTTTCTTAATCCACCTTGCATAGTATTCATGGCATTCTGTACAAATTTTGTTCCCATTTTCTTAGCGCCTTCAAGAGCTTGACCAGCAAAGTCGCCTGAGAGTTCCATATTTTCCAACAAACCATCTATTGTTCTTTGGAATGTGTTTATACCCTCATTTCTATATCCAACACTTGCTTGTGATATGAGTGCATCTGGAATATACAATGCTATACTTCTTGACGAATGAACAGCATGAGCTACAAACTCTCCTCTAGGTCTTCTTGGTCTAATGTCAAAGACTATGTAGTTTTCCAATTTGTCATGATAGGGATAAACCATATTCATGCCTTGAATTTCTGGTGGTGCAATACAATGGTTTGCGCCCATACCCTTAGATGACAGTTGACTTTCTAGGGTATCTCGTCTCGTGTCTATAAGAGTTTTAGCTGCATCTTTTTCTATACCCAATGCATCTATAGCTGATGTGTAGTTTATTGCTTGAATTTTACTCTGAATACCCTTAATGCTGTTAATTGCTTTCTTAGCTTTGTTGAACTTGTTCAGGAGTTTGTCGATATAGGCCATATAAATACTCTTAGATTAATCTTTAATATAGTTATTTATGTCATACAGTGGACGGTTCAAACCAAAGAAGTACAAAAAATATAAAGGAGACCCAACAAGAATCTTTTACAGGTCACTTTGGGAAAGACGATTCATGGTATATTGCGATGATAGCGCCGCTATATTAGAATGGGGAAGCGAAGAAGTAATCATACCTTACAAGTCTCCCCTTGATAATAGAGTGCATAGATACTTTCCAGACTTCTATATTAAGTATAAGAATAGAGAAGGTAAGATAATTCGTGAAATTATTGAAGTGAAACCTAAGAAGTATCTTTCGCCACCGAAAGAACCTAAAAGAAAAACCAAACGATACCTAACAGAAGTATCTAATTACGCAGTCAATCAATCTAAATTCAAAGCAGCCGAAGAGTTTTGCGCTGAAAGAAAACTTGCGTTCAGAATATTAACAGAAGACCACTTAGTTCCTAAGAAGGCAAAAAAATGAAACAACTCTATATGTTTGACCTCGATGGTGTACTCATCGACTCAAAAGAAAACATGCGTATGTCTTGGACATCATGCAAAGAAACACATAACTTAGAACAAGAATTTGAAGAATACTTTAAACATGTCGGCAAACCGTTTAAGGTCATACTAAAAGAAATCGGTATCATGACAAATCATGATGCTATCAAAAAGACTTATGACACTGCATCATTAAGTCATATCGATGATATCACTATATACCAAGGCGTAATAGAAACATTAACTGAACTCAAAAAAGACGGATTCAAAATCGCAGTTGTCACCTCAAAGGATGCAAATAGAACCAGAGAGATGATAAAAGACTTACCTGAATTCGATTATGTTGTAAGTCCGAAATCAGGACTAAGAGGTAAACCTAATCCAGACCAACTCTTATTCTGTATGGCAATGTGTAATGTTGACCCTTGCGACACATGTTACATTGGTGATATGCAAACTGATTATGATGCAGCCCAAAGAGCAGGCATCAAATTTATACATGTTAATTATGGATACGGAAAAGTAAAATGCGAAATCTCAATCAGTCACATAGAACAACTCATACTACCGTAGGTTTAATACCTGCAAGATGGCATTCAAGTAGATTCGATGGTAAACCTCTAGCAGAGATAGATGGTGTGCCTATGATTAAACGAGTCTATGACCAGGCAATGTTATGCAAAAACTTAGACACTGTTGTGATACTTACAGATGACATGAGAATATATTCTTACTGCCAGGGGTTGACAATGCCTGTGGAAATGATAGTAAGCGACAAAATAAAAACCGGTACAGATAGGTGTGCCGAAGCAATAAAGTTTCTAGAGGGAAGAGTCTTTGTCAACATACAAGGAGACGAACCTCTTATCAATCCAGATGCAATTGACTCACTCATAGAGAATCATACTGGCGGTGTATCGAATGCATATGTCGATATAAACGATTACTACAAACTGCATGATAAGAATGTGGTAAAGGTTGCAATAGGAACACCACAACTTCTTAAGACTTATGCATTGCACTATTCAAGATTACCAATATCAAATAAACAACAACTAGGTTTGTACGCATTTGATAGAGATATGTTAGAAATGTTTCCTAATTTACCTGTGGGTGAGAATGAGAAATCTGAATCAGTAGAAATGTTAAGATATGTAGAAAACGGATTAAAAGTTAGAATGACTAAAGTGGAAGATGAAGGTCTTTCAGTAGACACAATAGAAGACCTGAGAAGAGTCGAGGAGTATATGAAGAATGTTTGAAGATGACAATATAGAAGATAACAAATATAAGAAGTTTCGGCACTTTCATTATCATGATTTGACTACTGAAGAAGAAGTAGCAAAACTAGATGCTGAAGTGAAAGAATATTACGAGTGGATAACTAATAACTCGTCCGTA